ATGAGCGCCATCCATCGTTGCGTCGTCTTCATCGACCTGCACGACCAGGACCTGCTGTTCCGCCGCGCCACGGAGGAGTTCACTAAGTCCGATGGCGAGCCGCCCGCTGGGGCGTGGACCGTGACCCAGGCTGTCGTCGAATGCCTGACGAGCGGCTTGGCTCCTGCCGACTGCGGCTTCGACATTCTGTCCACGGAGGGCTGACACGATGACCTATCGCCTGTCCGTCTTCGTCCCCGTGGTCGATCGCCACGTCGTTCACGTCTTCCTGGTCCGGGTGGACCGCTCGCTCTCGTGGGTGCGGCAGCACGCCGATGAACTCGCCGCCGAGTGCCTGCCCAACACCCGGTACAACGCCCTGATGGTCGAGGAGGGCTGAGCAATGGCAAAGCGCTACACCAACGAGGAGCGGGCAAGGGATCTTCATGACCTGCTTCGCCGGATCCGCCTCACCACCGTCGATCCGACCATCTACCGGCAGGCCCACGAAGCGGGGGAATTGGCGTCCGCGGCGGTAGGGGCCTTTAACAACGCCAGGGCCATGGATGCCGACTTCGGCGGCGGAAGCAGCGTGGCGTGGTCTGATCGCTCCAAGGGCTCTCGGTGGCTCGCCAAAGCACGGAAGATCCTTCAGGGCATCGGAGACGATACCGCAAAGGCGCCGCGCGGCACGCCCAGCATTGCCAACGTGCTGTTCTTGCGCCGTGTCGCGGAGAAGGCCCACACCGGGGAGCGCTTCCGGGCGCTGATGGTCGACAAGTACGAGTTCGACCCCTGCGTCGGCGCAGGCTGGATAGAGATGCGGGCGCCGAATTGCGACCCCTATTGGGTGTTGACCGCCGCCGGGTCCGACATCCTCGCCCGCTTCTCTGACCTTGCCGAGGGCATAGAGGCCGCCTGACGGCCTCTATGCCCTGTCGTCATCAGTGGGCTTCCAACCGCGTAATACGATTCTGCTCACGCGGTCCCTGGACGCGTTCCAACCGCGTAATGCGAATAGCCCTCATTTCGTTCCCACCTCGACCCACTCCGATCCGCGGGAATCGCGGTAGAGCGCGGTCATCTCCGCCGACTTGTGCCCGAGCAGCGCCTGGGCGTTGACGCCCTCCTTGTCGTAGAGGCGGGCGGCCAGGGAGCGGATCTCGTGGAAGCTGGGCGGCGTGCCGTCGGGCCATCTCCGCCCCGTCTTGTCCCGCGCCTCCGCGAACCACTGCGTGATGGTGTGGGCCCGCACCTTGTCGCCCGGCTTGGCGCGGCCGGCGAACGCCGCGTGGTGGATGAGGTGGCGGCTCAGCACGTTGTCGCGGCAGCGCGCGATCACCTCCCCCACCGACCAGTTTACCGCCTGCAGGCGCAGGTCGAGCGGGATGCAGATCCGCACCTTGTGCTTCTCGGTCTTCTTCGGGATCACCCACAGCTTGCCGTCGCGGACGTCGCGCGGCCCGAGGGCGGCGATGTCCTCCCGGCGCTGCCCGGTCACCAGCGCCAGTTCCATGGCGCGCGCCAGCCAGGGTGCGTACTCCTTGACGGCCACCTCGTGGATGGCCTGGAAGTCCTCCAGCGACAGGCGCGCGCGCCGCACCTCCACCTCTGGAGCCTTCGTCGGCTCCACGGGGTTGGACTTCACCCAGCCCTTGGCCTGGGCCGACCGGAAGAAGTCGTAAGCCAGCGACCGCATCGCCTGGGCCATGCGCGCCTTACCGGCGCTCTCCCACTGGTCCAGGAAGTCAGCGATGTCGCGGGTGGTCACGGCGTCGATGCGCATCTCGCCCCAGGCCTTGCGGAACTGCTCCATGCGCCGGCCGAAGTCGATCCGCGTGGAGGCGGCGATCTTCTCCGCCTCCCGGCGCGCGTCCAACATCTCCAGGTACCGGTCGCACCATGCCGAGACGCTGTTGTCCTTGCCGGTGGCCAGCCTGTCGACGAGCCCGCGCTTGCCACGCGCCCCCTCCACCTCGTGGTTGGCGGCGATGGCCTGGGCGACAGCTGAACGCCGGTCGCGGCCCAGCCCGTACTCCTTGCCGTCGCGGGGGTCGCGCCACGCGAAGTACCCGCCCCGCTCGTAGAGGTTGGACGGCAGGTTGCGCGTCTTGGAGCTACGCCGCCTTCCCACGACGGATCCTTTCCACCAGCGACACGTTGGCGGCTCGCATCATGCGCGGCGTCGGCGTCGTCACGATGGGCTTGGTCGGGTCAATATACCGCGCGTCCGGCTGCACGAAGTAGGACCGGCCGTGCTTCTCGGGGGCCGGGTAGATTTTCCCTTCGCTCGCCCACCGACGCAGCGTGACGATGTGCGGCCGGTTGTCGCCATAGACGCTCGCGGCCCACTGTTCGAGCGTCAGAAGCTTCGGCTCTCCCATGCTACGCCTCCTCCCTGGTGGCGGCCGGCCGGATGCCCATGCGCTGCCATGCCCACTCGGCCCCGTGGGCGCGCATGGCGGTCTGCCACAGCAGGTACGCTTGATCCGCGCTCGTGCGCTCCGGTCCTCCCTCGCGCGCCGGCCGAAGCTTTTCGATGATGCGTTGTGGCGTCTGCGCCATGCTCACGCCTCCCCATTGTCGCCAGCGTCCACCCCATCGCCCTGGCTGGCGGCGGGGGCGGGCCTTGACCATTTCGTCACGCAACCCGCCAGCGTCATCCAGGATGACCTTGCGCGTCAGGGCGCCCCGGTCGAGCGGGCCGGGCTTGAAGCCAAGGGCGTGCAGTAGCGCGTCCCGGTCGGCAGCCGCCGCATCCCGCTCGGCAGCCGCAGCGTCCAGGGCGTCGGCGGCGCCACGCAGCACGCGAGGCAGGGCCTGCCAATCCATCGGCTGCATCTCGCTCGGCCGTTCTACGGCATCGGCTGCGCCCCGGAGTTGGCAGGGCGAAATGGTGTCATCGGCCCCCGCCGGCCGCGCGGAGAGGCGGGCAGACAGGGCGCGCAGGTGCCCCAGCGTCAGCGGCGTATCCTCTCCACTGCCGCCGTCCCAGTCATCCCACATCATGTGTATGGTTGCGCTGTCCGGGACTTCGTCAGTGCCGGCGACGAACGCCGAAAGCGCGGCGTCCTCGCTCAGCGGCTCGGTGGTCATGGCGTCACCTCGTTGGCGTGCTCAGCGCGCCATTCCTCGGCGCGCTCGCGGTCGTAGAAAGGCCCGTGCGGGTGGTCGTCATCGTGCAGCGGGCCGACGTACCAGCCGGCGGAAGGCTCCACGTCGGTGCACTGGTGGGCGGAGACGTGGTAGACGCTGGGCATGGCGTCAGTCCTTCGCCACAGTGGGAACGGGAAGAACCGCATCCGCCAGATAGCCGACGCCGAGCAACAGCGACCGCACATCGTCTGGAATGTCCTTCCTGGTCGCGCACAGGCTGCGCATCGTCCTGCGGATCAGGGCGAGCGCCGGGAACATCCGGTCGTAAGAGGCGGCCATAATCAGCGCCATTTCCTCGGCGGACGGATTGCCGCCGATGGGAGGCGCCGGCACGCGGGCCACGATGGGGAACATCGCGTCGTACCCTCCGTAGATGATCAGGTCCCCGTCGCGCCATTCGACCAGCCACGGCTTGCGGTCCATGATCTTTTCGGCCGATGATTTGTATTGGTCGGACATGGGTTAGCCCTCCCCGCCAGTCGGTGCCGGCGGCGTGGGGAGGGGCGCGAACCTGCCGTCATCGAACTCGGCAGCCGGGCGGACCCACACGCGGCCGTTGGCGTCGTCGTAGACCACGACCGGCGACAGGTCGGCCTCCAGTTCGGCGCGCGTGATGACCCGGTACAGGCCGCCCTTGCGGTGCTGGTGCGTCGGCCTCCACCCCTGCTGTCCCTGCTGCGACAGGGCGGCGTCGGAGGCTGCCAGCTGGCGGATCTCGGCGGCGATGCCGGCCTTGTCGACAAGCCACATGCTCGGCGCCTGAATGGTCGGCAGCGACCAGTTTTCGACAATGCGGGCCGCCTTCTCCAGCGCCTCCCGCACCGCCGTCCATGCCGGCGCAGGCTGCGGGAGCGACGACAGGGCAGGCGCCTCCGGCAACGGGCTGCCCTTCGGCTTGGCGGCCTGCTTGGCGCGGATCTGCTCCACCTTTGTCCAGATGCGGGCGAGTTCGGTTTCGGCCGCCGCGTGCATGTCGAGGCCCTGGGCCAGACACAGCGCGGCGAGCGTCACCATCACGCCGCCGACTTCCTGGGCCTTCTCGCCGACCGGCCGGCCGTAAACGTATTCGACCAGCTGGTGCGCTTCGTCCTTCGTGCAGCCGCAGGCCTGCACCAGTTCCAACGCCTCCTCCAGGAAGCGATGGTTGCGCTCCACCGTGTCGGCGGCGATCTCGGGGCCAAAGCACGCCAGCATCCACGGCTGCACGCGGGACTGGAACGGCCACAACTCCTCGGCTCGCACCGCCGCCCCCGTATCGGAGGGAGTGGCGGACGGAGTGGCGTCGTCGCGACGGTTCCATCCGGCAGTGGCCGATTTGCCGGACTGGTCGAAATTGTCTCCGGCCATCTCGGCCAAGCACACGCCGCAACGGACGACAGGATAGGCCCGGTCGAGCGGGTCATAGCGTGACCTCTCGGTGCAGGTGGGCAGGTACAGCTTGGCCGCATCGCCGCCGCAGAACGGGCAGGGCTTGAGGTTGTCGGTCATTTCGGATCCTCTGGACAGCGGCAGCGCCCGTCTCAGCGCTGCTTCGTCATGGGTGGGGAGGGGGTCAGGCGGCTTGGGACTGCTGAAGAGCGGCCATCTCCTCGACCCAGCGCGCGAAGCCGGAGAGGATGGGCTGGACGTTCTTGTTGTCCGCCCAGCCGGCGAACCCGATGAAGCCGTCCGCGTTGAACGACACCGCCTCGCGGCCGGTGAAGTAGTCGGACTTGCAGCGCAAGAAGGCCGCCGACGGCCCACGCAGCCCAAGGCCGGGCAGCATCCTGAACGTCCCGCGCATGGAGCCAGACGCCTTCATGGCTTCGTTTATGCAGGCGATCAGCCGGCGCAGATTTTCGGCCGTCAGAACGCTGTAGTCCAAGCCGCTGGCGGCGAACAGGGCGCGCGCTTCATCTCTGGTCATGGCGTCCTCACGCTGCGGAGGTGTTGGTGGTGGCGTCTCGGTCGGCAGCCTTCCGCGCGCGGTATTCGGCGCTTCGGTTGGCCCGACGCGCGTCCAGGCGCTCGGCGTTCTGGACGGAACGGATCAGCGCGTTCAGCGGCTGCTCGGCGCGCGGCCGGATGCCCAAGCCCTGCGACAGGCTCAGCAGCAGGTCGCGGCGCTCGGCTCCGTTGATGCGCCCGTCGGCGTGCAGGTCCTCGATGCGGCCCGCGCGCTGGCGGTAGAGGTCGAGGAGTTGCGGCTCGATCACGGCCGGTCTCCGGGGAAGTCGTCGGCGGCGGGCTGGGTGCCGTTCTGGGCGGCGGCCAGCACCTCGGCGCAGCGGTCGGCGAGGCTCGGCACCTTGGCGGCGATGCCCTCGACCCACTCGCTGTGCTGCCGGATCAGCGCCGGGCCGGCCTTGGCGAGCGCATCCAGGGCGGCTGTCGCGCCAGCGCCGGTGCGCGGGAAGCTCCCGACGCCCTCCAGGTCCATCATGGCCGGCGCCTTGGCTGCCTGCTGCTGCGGCTGGCCGACGCTCTCGCCGCGGGCCCAGCGGGCAAGGAGTTCGCCGTGCTGCTCCGACAGCTGGTCGCCGTCGCGGAACATGCTGCGGTGCTGCCCCTCCATCTTGTGGGGCAGCGACAGGTCGATGACACCCTGCCGGTCCTGCTGCAGCATGAAGCTGACCGTCACCTCGAACGGGAACGCCTTGTTGCAGATCGGCGCCCATTCGGCCTTCACGTCCCGGCCTTCCTTCTTCGCCTTCTCCTCGGCGCGCATCGAGAACACGATGGGCATGCGGCGCTGCAAGAAGCCGTAGACCATGGCCTTGTGCGCCATCTTCGGCTTGATCCAGGACGCCAGCTTGAGCGCCTCGCGGCTGCCCATGCGCTCGAACTCTTCGGACTGCCAGTCGAGCACGCCGCCCAGGCCAACCCACTCCATGCTGAAGCTGTCGATCACCAGCACGTCGTACCCGGCATCTTCGGCGGCGCGCGCGGCCTCCGCGTAGCGTTCCGGCCGATGCGGCGGGTCCAGCATCATCACGTCGAACTGAAAATCCTTCTTCAGGTGCAGCGTTCGGCCGCCCTCGGTGTCCACCACTGCTATCTTGCCGGACGGGCCGGCGATGCCGCGAGCGAGCCGCAAGGCGGAGAAAGTCTTGCCGGAATTCGTGCCACCGGCGAGGGCGACGAACAGGCCGTGCCGCTCGGTGAACGAGCCGGCGGGTCGGAATGCGATGGTCATGGTCAGGCACTCAGCGGGGCTTGCCACGCGATCATCTGGTCGCGGGTCTTGTCGTTCAGGTTCGCGGCCCGGTCGTTGGCCGGCCGGCGCTGCTTCTGCTCCGCGCGCTCAGCCTTCCACTCCTCGTACCGATGAGCCGCGTAGCCGGGCAGGTCGATCAGCACGGGTTCGTCGGCGTAGCCGGGCCACTCGTTGCGCTTCATGCACTCGGCGTAGGTGTCGATGGCGGCCCGGGCGAGGTCGGCGCCGATGTGCAGGGCGGACGGCGTCGGCCGGAACAGCGTCACGCAGTGGGGCGGCTTGGTCGCGATGCACAGCCACAGCCACTGCGGCCGGATGCCTGTCAGGATCTCGTGCGCGTCGCTGTAGTAGGCCGCCTGGATGTGGTGCCCGTTGTCGTGCATGCGGGCGCGGAAGCTGGCCGGCGACGCGCTGGCCGACGTCTTCACGTCCACGATCAGCCGGTGGTCGTCGCTCACCCAGTCGGGCCGGGCCTTGCACCGGACGCCGGTCAGCAGGTCGCGCCAGAGGTAGGTGACTTCGGCCTTGCCGCCCTTGAACTGGTCGCCGACCGTCAGCGCCACGGCCTCGCGCATCGCCAGCACCTGCTCCTGATGCTTCGGCAGCAGCGGCACCTTGCCGGTGGCACGGGCGGCGGCGCGAGCCTCCTGGGCGGCCTTGGACCGGTAGCTGTCGGCCTCAATGACGACGGTCTCCGCGTCGAATAACTCGGGCTGCAGGACCAGCAGGTGAGCCGCCGTGCCGATGTCGAAGGCGGTGGCGTCCTCCTCCTCCCGCTCCGGGTTCAGGTACTCGTGCCAGAACACCGCCGGGCAGTCGTCGTGCAGCACCTTCAGGCCGCCGGAACTCAGCGCCGGGAGCGCGTGGTACTGGTCGGCCGGCACGCCGTGGTGCACGCCGTCGGGCCAGTCGTTGACGAAATCAGGCATTGCTTCCCATCCTCAATGGTATTATTTCTCACACAACTGATGGGGGTGCTGATGAGGCAGTCGACACCACATCGTGAAGTCTCGCACTTCTACCTCGCGCTCGTGGATGAGCTTCGGAGGCACATTCGCCGTCGCGGGTGGAGCCTTGCCGAGTGCTGCGACAGGTCCGGCTTGAACGACGGACACGTTCAGCACCTGTTGACGCCGCTCTCCAAGACGGGCCGCGTCGGGCGGTACGACACGATTGACACGCTGATTGAAGCCCTGGCCGGGCGCGGCTACTCGGTGGTGATCCTGCCGGCCGACCGGAAGCCCCGCCGCCGTCGCCGCATGCCCGACCCGATGCAGCGCGAACTGCCGCTGCTCCTGCCGGCCGCGAACGGCAACACGCAACTGCGGCTGGACCTGCGGGCGGCGTGACACGTCAGGCTTCCGGCTTGCCGAAGGCGCCGCAGTAGCCGCGCGGCGGCGACACCTCGTTCTTGTCCGCGTTGGTGATCTCGCTGACCGGCTTTCCGGTGCGCTTCCGCACGATGTTCTCGGCGTACTGGTGGCGGATGCGCTTGTCTTTCTCGCTCTCCCCCCGCCACGCCATGCACTCGGAGCCGATGCAGCGCGTCCCCTCGCGCACCCACGCGGTCTGCGCAGCGCCGGGTCCGGCTTCCCTATTGCAGGCGGTTGCGTCGCTGGTGGCGGAGAACTTGAACAGGCTGTTCGGGCACCACTTCGTCTTTGCCTCTTCCTCGGTCCACAACATCTCGCCTCCTTGGTGACTGCCGCCCCCGACCAAGAGAGCGGCAGTCCCACCACCAACTCCTCATCTATCCTGACGAGGGAATGCGCCGCCCACTTCCGGCGGGGCGGCTTGGCCGTCTGGGTGTTCGGTTGCCGGGCCTCTCACCCGGCTCGGCGGTCTCTCCCGCTGGTCACGGCCGGTTCCCGCCGTTCGGAGCACCCACGGGCCGGCCGCGGTGGTGCCTCAGGCCGCCGCAGTGTCCGCGGCGGTGTTCGTGTTCGCGGCGTCGGCCGCCAGGGCGGCGGCGCGCAGGTGCTGGGCGACGGCGGCGCTGTAGTCGGCGCGCGCATGGCCCAGCCACACGCGCATCTGGCCGACGATCTGGCGGTGCTGCTCGCGGTGCGCGCGCAGGTCGGCCAACGCCTCCTCCAGCGTCTTCGCCTCGTGGTCGACGATGCCAGCGCGCAGTCCGGCGGCACGCATGGACCGAATGGCGACAACCAGCGTGCGCACCTGCCACTGCCGATCCTTCGCCCTGGCGCGCCAGCGAGCGGCCATCGCCGCCGGGGCGCGGTCGTCCAGGCCAGCCGCCAGCCGCGCCCGCTCCAGCCGCCGAACGCCGCCCGACGTGTGCGCGCTGTCGTCCATCTGCTCAAGCTCGGGCACGGTCAACACGGTCAGCATCGGGCACCGTCCAGCGCGTAGTCGGCCGCGCAAAAGAACGGATCGGCGGTGTCGGCCTTCGGGCCGTACAGGGCGTCCATAAGGCGCTGGGCCAGTGCAACCCGCCCTTCCTTTCGCAATTCCTCGATCTCGTCCCTCAACGCCTGGATGGCTATCGGGCAGCGACCCCAGCCTTTGTAGGTTTCCAGCGCGGCGCCTAACTGGATCCATGTGATTGCGTCGTGCGCGCCACGCTCTTCATAGTAATCGAAAAGTTCCCACTCGACCCGACCGGCCGGTGTTCTTGGCCTGTACATCACGCGCACCTCCGGTCCATCGCGATCCCGATCCGGCGCGCCAGTTCCGCGCCGATGCCGTTGGTCGGCGCGCTGATGAGGTGGGTCAGGTCGCCGCCCTCGCGCTGGTTCGGGTAGACCGTGGCGCGCTCGCCGTTCAGCACGATCGACATGCCGCCCGTGATCCTGTGCAGCCGCGCGTACTGGTCCAGCTGCTGTTGCAGGTGCTGGAGGTTCATCGGTTAGGCCTCCCCGCGGGCCTTGACGAACGCGGCGGCGCTCTCGGCGCACATGCTGCCGACGAAGTTGCCGGCGGCGTCGTAGATCGAATGAGCGCCCGGCCCGCGGCTGCGCTCGTCGCGCCGGTGCGTGTAGCCAGCGGCGGCCAAAAGTTCGTGCACGCTGCGGTCGGTGTTACTCATCCCTGCCTCCCCTCTCCCCAAAGGCAGGCGCCCCGATGGCGCCCGCGAGTTTGGGGAAGACCGCCCGTCCGGGGTAACCGGGTGGGCTGAGAGGAAGCCTAATAGGAACTATCCGATCATGTCAATAGGGTGTTTCCTATTAGCCGCGCGATTTTTCGTGCGCCATACTCGGGCCGGTAGAACGGGCCGGGTAGACGCAACGTGAGGGACTGATGCGGGGTGCGCTTTGGGTAACGGTTGCGGCGTGCGTTCTGGCAGGGTGCGCTGACACTCACGTAGTCCATAGGGTCGTCGAGACGCAGCAGAAGTTGTCCGCAGCCGCGTCGGCCTATGTCTCCGTGCCTGCCGATGGGCGCTACGGCAAGACGATCTACGAGGGGTCGGGCCGGATGACCTCCACCATTGTGGCTGGCGCCTTCATGCGGCACCTCGCTAGGGTGGAGAGCGCCGACCGCCTCCAGTCTCCGGAGGAAGCCATAGCTGCGGCGCGGAGGGCCGGCGCCACCTACCTCGTCACTCCCGACATCGTGCACTGGGAAGATCGGGCAACCGAATGGTCGGCTAAGCCGGATCGCGCTGAGGTGCGCATCCGTGTCGTCGATACGGCTTCGGAGCGCGTTATCGCCTCAGGGATCGTCAGCGGGCGGAGCGGGCTGGCGACGCTGGGAGGTGATCATCCTCAGGATCTGCTTCCCCAGCCGACCGCAGAGTATGTCGCTTCGCTGTTTTGACAACGGCGTGCGGGGGCGATCCGCTTACCGGGCGTTGCGGTTCATCTCTCGAATTTTGGCCAAGTGAACAATAAGGCTGCGCTCAATCTCCGCCGGCGATTGTCCGTCTTTCGGCTGACTGAAAAAATCAAAGCCCCCCCTCTGTCTCGTCCTTTACTAAAAGCCGAATACCTGACGTAACGAGACACAGCCCGCTTTTTGCGTCGCGTACGATAATGGTTTTTCTTCCGAAATACCTGTACTCAATGCCAATTACGCTAACGGCATCATCTTTGATGGGTCGATCAAGTAATAATTCAATCTGACTAAACTGAATTGGTTCGCTTCCGAATAATGATAGTGGCCCCGCGTCAGCTGCATTACGTGAAGCCTCACGCCTATCCTCCTGCGCTTTTATTTTAGCATTCTCATTAGCTATGACGTGGGAGGCCAAATTGATCATATCGCCGCCGGATAGGCACTCCGCCGAGAGCACGCCGCGCGCCTCCTGCGCCAAGAGGGGAATGACCAACGCCATCGACGCGATTTGGATCCCGAGCAGTCGCCCCCAGCGCATTCATCCCCCTGTCACACTCTCCGCCCAAGCCACAGGACGCGCCCGATCACATCAACCGTATCCGGGTCGATACCCTCCCAGGTCGGGTAAGCCGGGTTGTCCGAGATGATCGTCAGCGTGTTGTCGCGCGGGCTGATCGCGATGCGCTTCACCTGCAGTTCGTCCCCGCGCCGAATGCCGTAAATGCCGTCACGCTGGGGCTGTCTGCTCAGCAGGTGGATCAGCACCTGATCCCCGCTGCGCAGCGTAGGCTCCATCGAATCGCCATCTACCTGCGCCAGCATCAGATGCCCCAGGTCGGCGTTCGTGATCGAGCGAAGCCACTGGAAACGCGCGGGCTCGAAGTAGAGCGGCGTCCCGTCGCCCTCGGTCCAGGCGCCGGGGCCGGCTGAAAGCCGAAGGTCGTAGACCGGGAGGAGCGCGTACTCCTCGCCAGCAATCGTGACGACGCGCCCTTCGGGGGCCTTCGCGACCGGGGCTTGATCCATCTTTTTCGGCACCGCCTTAAACTGATCAGGCGGAACGCCGAAGTGCCGGCCAAGTTCCTCGCGCACATCTTCCGGCAAGTTCCGCGGGCTCCCGCGTTTGATGAACTGCTGCAAGTAGGCGTGGTTGCGACCGATCGATTCGGAAACCGTCTTCAGGTCGGTTTCGCGGTCGGCGATCAGTTCCAAAAGGCGTAGGCGAGGCGGGTCAAGCTCCATGGGGAGGCATGCTCCCCGAACGTATAGGAAATCTCCAATAGGAAGTGTCCGCTTGACCGATATGGAGTTTCCTATTAACGTCCTATCTGCCATGACCATGACACACGATCCCATTCTGGAAGACGTCGAGCGCTACCTCGCGCAGAGCGGGTTGACGCCGACCGCGTTCGGGAAGGCCGCACTCGGCGACCCGAAGTTCGTCTTTGATCTGCGCGACGGTCGCGAGTGCCGACGCGCCACTAGGGAGCGGGCGCGCGCCTTCATGCACGCGAACCCGCCCGGCGCGGCCCAGCCGCCGCCCGCTCAAGCCGCCGCGGAGTAGTCCGCCACCATCATCTCAGGGAGGGGAGCATGCGCCAGAGTAGCGCCGGGCCGACCGGCACAACCGCGCACCATGCAGGAGCCGCAGTTCCGGCCCCGGATCGTACCATCGCCGCTAGCATGCAGCGCGGCCAGCCGAGCCGCTACCGCGCGGATGGAGAGGTGGGGTCCCGCTCCGGTGGTGCCTCCATCGATTGGGGCATGGTGCTGCTGGCGGTCCTGCTGGTGGGCATCGTGACGGTGCTGCGCGCCGTCCTGCGTGGGGGTCTGTGACATGGCTGCTGCCTCTCAGCTGTCGTTGTTGCCGGCCCATGTGCCGGCCCAGGTGGTCAGGATCGCGGCGCCCGTGCAGGCTGCCTTGTTCGGCCCCGATGAGCTACAGCCTGCCGCCAAGCCGGCCGTGGACGAAATTGCGAATTCTGACCTCGAATTTCACGGTCCGCGCGCATCGAAGGAGGAGCGGGCCGAACGGCTGCCCGTGATCCTGCGCAAGCTGCTGGTGCTGGAGGGCTCCCGCAGCCTCACCAAGCAGCTGCTGCGCCTGCTGGAGCAGAAGACCGGCCGCCGGTACGTGGAGCGGACCGTGCGCGGCTGGTTCGACGGCCGGGAGCCCGAGGCGGACGCCTGGGAGGATCTGCAGCTGATCTTCGGCCGGGGCCTGCGCGCCTACGTCTACTACCCGGAATCACCCGAGGCCCGCGCGTGGTGGGCGGACGTCTACCAGCGCGCCGGGGGTGCCCGGTGAGCCGCTCGACCGTCACGCCGCTCGACCGTCACGCCGCGCATCGCCTGCGCCAGCGATACGGCCTCGACCTGACCGACGCCATGAAGGGCGAGATCTTCGCCCACATCGAAGCCGCCCGCCGCGCCGGTGGCCGCTCCCCGCTCGCCTGCATCATCGAGGCCCAGCCCAACCACCGGGAACGCTGGATCGTCAGCGTCGGCGGCACCGTGGTGCAGGTCGTCGTGCCGGCCGCCGTGCTCATCACCTTCCTGCCCCTCAACGCCGGGCCTCTGCCCGCCAACCAGCCGTGAGGCCCGCCATGTACTGCTCCCTGCAGGACGCCCGAATCGTTTCCGCAGCATGGGACGCCGGCAACGCCGCCGTCATCCTCTCCAGCGGCGCCATCCACATCCAGACCCCGCGCGCGTCCGGCTTCATGGTGCCCGTCGGCGGGCCGGCCGGCTCTTTGGCGGAAACCGCGCTGGCCCTCGTCTGCAACTCCGCCGTCCACGCCAACAGCAACACCCGGCAGCCCGTGCCGGTCGCCTAACCCCAAACCCCAACCAGAGGCAGAACCTATGGACATCATCGGCAGCAATTCGTCCGCCCTTCTCAACTCGCTGATCAGGCGCGTCGAAGCCCTGGAAGAAGAGAAGCGCGGCATCCAAGCCGACATTACCGAGGTCTACAAGGAGGCCAAGGACGCCGGCTTCGACACCAAGATCATGCGCATGCTCGTCAAGGAGCGCCGCATGTCGGTCGGCGAGCGCGCCGAGGTCGAGGCGCTTCTGGACACGTACCGGCACGCACTCGGCATGCTCGCCGACACGCCGCTGGGCAGCGCCGCCATCGCGCGCGCGGGCGGTGGGCAGATCGACATCGAGGACGCCATCAAGGCCGCGCCCACGGCCGGCGAAGAGGAGCCTCAGGGGGTGGGGGATCTCGTCCCGGGCCAGGACGTCGGCGCGCTGTTCAGCCTGATGGAGGCCCAGCCCCTGGAGGCGAACGGCGAGCAGGTGCGCGCGTGGCGCCTGCTGCACAAGGGCGCGGAGGTGTTCGCGCCGGTCGGGGATCAGCAGTTCGTGCAGGAGTGCGTCGACCAGCTGAACGACGCGGTGCACGTCGATGGCAGCGACCTGTCCATCAAGGACATCCGCTCGACCGTCGCCCGCATCATCGGTATGTACGCCTCGCTGGACCGCCCGGTGGCGCCGCTGTTCACCCCGCCCTACGACGCGGACGAGCAGCCGAACGGTGAACAGCAGGACGAGCCCGCCGCCGAGGGCGCCAAGCGCGGCCCGAAGACCGCCGCCGAGAAGCTGGCCGCCTACTTCGACGGTTATGACCAGGCGCAGGGGGGCGCGAGCATTGATACCTGCCCCTTCAAGCGTGGCGCCCTGAAGGACGAGTGGCAGCTGGGCTGGTCGCATGCCAAGGACGGCAAGGCGCCGAGCTACGTGCGGCCCACGCCGCCGGCCGCGAACGATGACAGCGAGCGCCCCCTGTTCGGCGAAGGCCCGCAGGGCCAGGACGTTCAGACGTCGGCGGCCTGACCATGAACCGCACCATCCTCGCGCTCGACATCGGCACCTCGTGTGGCTGGGCCTGCCAGCGCCGATCCGGCAGCATCGAATCCGGCCGCGTGCAACTGCCGAAAGGCGAGCGCGAGGGGGTGCGTGTCCACGCCTTCCGCAACTTCCTCGCCGACGTGCTCACCCGCGCCGGCGACATCGACTTCGTCGCCTGGGAGCACGCGTTCCACCAGCTGGGAGAGGCCAATCAGGTGCATCACCGGCTGGTGGGCGTGCTGCTCGACTTCTGCGAGCGCAACCGCATCGGCTATCTGTCGGTACCCACTTCCACCCTGAAGAAATTCGCCACCGGTAGCGGCCGGGCCGACAAGCTCGCCATGATCGAGGCCGCCCGCCGCGCCGGTTTCAACGTCGCCAGCCACGATGAGGCGGACGCGCTGCATGTCCTGCGCTTGGTCCTCGCCCGCGGGCTGATCGAGAAGGACGCAGCATGACGCTGAAGCCCAGCCGCGAACCGTTCATGGAGCGCTTGGCGCCCCACATCCGTCCGCACACCACCGGCTGGACGGCCGATTACGCCGGATGCCGCGCGTGGTGGGCCGATCACCCCGAGCAGCAGGATGGGCAGCAGCCGGCGCCGACCTGGGAGCAGATGCTGGAGGAGGCCGGGGCCGCATGATGACCACCAGATACGCCGGCATGCTGGCCGCCATCGAGAACGGCGTCAGGCGCGGCAAGCTGCAACCCCACATCGGCCGCGAGCTCGACCGCCTGTTCCGCGACCACGAGCGACGCGGCTACCCCATCACGCTCGCCCACAGCGAGGCCGTGGAGCGGCGCCTGCTGCCGCCCCTACGCCAGGGAGTGACGCCGGAATGACCGCCACCGTCCACGCCTTCCCGCTCCAGCGCCACACCGTCGACGACATCGTGAGCGCCGCCAACCGAAAATGCGACGCCCTGCGCGCCTACATGGCCGCCAGGACCGACGACAACCGCGCCGCGCTGATCGAGGCGCACCGCGACCTCCTTACCGCCCAGCACCGCGGCGATGCCGCACAGGTGGCAGAGGGCATGCGGCGGTTCGAGCGCGACCTGAACCTTGCCGAGGAGCTGCCGTAATGGCCCGCATCCGTTCCGTCCACCCTGGCCTGTTCACCGACGAGGCGTTCGTCTCGTGCTCCGCCCTTTCCCGCGTGCTGTTCATCGGCCTGTGGACGGAGGCGGATGACCAGGGCCTGTTCGAGTGGAAGCCGATCACCATCAAAATGCGGCTCCTCCCCGTCGACAACGCCGACGTTCCGGCTTTGCTGGAGGAACTTGAGGCCGCCAACATGATCCGGCGGTACGAGCATGATGGCCGCCAGTTCGGAGCAATTCGGAACTTCTGCAAGTTCCAGCGCCCGAAAAAGCCGAATGCCGTCCACTTCATGCCGCCAGAGTTCCGAACTTACGTGGCTTCAAGTGCCGCCAGTTCGGTACCGGACAAGGCGTCACCCATCATCGGTGGGAAACCGGCGAACGATGATGCCCAACCAGTTCCGCAAAAGGGGGAAATCGCTCCGCAGATGGAGGATGGAGGAGGGAGAGTAGAGGAGGAGGAAGAGAAAGAGGGGGGCGGGCGCGCTACCGCGCGCTCGGGTTCGTACGCCTTCGAGGGGCGGGTGATCAGGCTCAAGCCGAAGGATTACCGGGCCTGGAAGCAGGCGTACCACGCGATCCCCGACTTCGACGCCGAGTTGAACAGCCTGGATGCGTTCTACGCCTCCGAGCCGAAGGGCAAGCTGGGGAACTGGTTCGTCCGCGCGTCGACGGCGCTGAACAACAAGCACCAGGAACACGCCGCACGCCAGAAGCCGCCGGAGAAGCCGCGCCCCCAGGCCGCCAACTGGGACCTGCCCGAGTTCTTCGACGCCCCCACGCCCGCCAAGGCCGGATAGCCCATGACCACCGAGCAAACCGCATTCACCGTGCAGCAGCTGCGCGCCCACCCGACGGTCGGGACGATCCTGGAGGGGTTGAGCCGCGCCGACATCGAGCAGGCGCTGTTGGGCACGCTGCTGGCCCGCGGGCAGCTGGTCGCCAAGACGGCCGGGATCATCACCGCCGAGGACTTTGCCGACCCGATGCACGGCGCCGTGTTCCAGGCGATCGCCGACCGCGTGAGCCGCGGCGAGGCTGTGGATCCGCGCCTGCTGAACGACGTGGCGCAGCGCTTCTCCGGGGAATTCGAGGATCAGCAGGCCGCCCAGCGCTACCTCGCCGACCTGCTGAGCGCAGCCGGCCTGCCGAGCAATGTACGCGGCTACGCCGATGCCCTGGCGGAGGCGTCGAAGCGCCGCCGGCTGGTCGACGCCAGCCTGCAGGCCATCGCCGAAGCGGCGGAGACTGACCAGCCGTTCGGCGACGTCGCGTCGGCGGCGATCACCGCAGCCGAGAGGTTGCTGGAGAGCCGGCGCGTCCGCACGCGCGCCCAGGTGCTGGCCGACATGGTGGCGCAGATGGAGCGCCCGGCGGCGATCTACCCCACGGGCCTCGCCTGCCTCGACAAGGCCATGGGCGGCGGCATGCACGCCGGGCGGATGTACTGCTTCGCCGGCAAGGGGAAGTCCGGCAAGTCGCTGCTCGCGGGCACCATCAGCCACGCGCTCAACCGGGCCGGCGTCAAGCACGCCTACTTCGCGTTCGAGATGGGCGCCGTCCAGATCGAGCACCGGCAGGTGGCGCGCGACCTGAACACGCACAGCATGGCGTTGCTGGGCAAGGTGTCCGACCGGGTGCTGGCCGACGCCGGGAGGTACACAGCGCTGGTGCAGGCGAACGGCCTGGACAACGTGCTGTACGTCGACATGCCGGGCGGCTCGTTCGCTGAACTGCGCGCCGAGGTCATGGCCGCTCGCCATCAGCACGGCGCGACGGGGATCATCGTCGACTACTGGCAGCTGGTGAAGGGCCGGGATGCGCGCACCAGCGAGGAGGAGCACCTGCGCATGGTCGCCGAGTGGTTGGCCGCCGCCGTCGCCCGGCTGGGGATCTGGTGCCTCGTGCTGGCCCAGCTGACCGACGACGGCGAGGCCACGGCGGTGAGCCGTACCGCAATGAACCGAAACGCCGATCAGGTGTACTTCATCCGCAGCGATCCGGATGGCCTCGACCGATGGTTCGAGATGAAGTTCAGCCGATACACGCCCGCCAGCGACGTGGGCTCGAAGCAGGAACCGGCCGTGAAGCTGGTGTACCCCGGCCCGCACTTCATGGACCTGACCAGCACGCCCGAGCGCCAGGCGCAGCGGGAGATGGGGGAGTGATGGACCCCGCCTTGCGCATCGCTCTGGCGTCGCTGAACGCCCAGGCTCAGGCCTACACCCAGGCCCGTAAAGAGGCGCCGATCTGGTGCGCCATCGGCATGATCATCGCGGCGGCAGCCATTGTTGCCGCCGAGCGCCTCGCCTGACCGGCGGGGTTTCGTCATTTCGGCCGCGGCGCGACCACACCGCGTTTCGCCGCCGGCACCATCTCGAACAGCTTCAGGAACGGCCCGACCCACAGCGGCGGGCCGTTGCCGTCTTCGGCAGCCCACCGGCACACCGTCACCTCGTGCGCCCCCGTCATCAGCCCGAACACCTTGTTGGACAGCCCCAGGCGCCGCAACGCCGCGCGGAACTCAGCGCCGCTCATCGGATCAGGCCCCGACATCGCCCCCTCGCATTAGCACACGGCTAAGCTGGCACTTAGCGAGCGGCTAACCCAACGCACGAGCCGCCGATTAGCATCCTGTAGAGCCCCCGACAGATTGCTAATTCCGCCCTCGCTGGACCCGTTGGAAACCCTGGCCCAAATGCGTGTCCCTTGACACGCCCCCAGCCCATCCATCACCCTCGCGCGCCCGTCTCCCCCACAGCGACCGCTCCGCAAGCCTCCGTGCGTTGCCACGCGCGCACCCGCCGCCGCACCCTCGCGGCCATGAGCGACGCACCCACCACCTCCGAACGCCTCGACCTGCCAGACCACGCCGCGCCGGCCCGCATCGGCCGCCCGCCCGTCTGGACGCCCGAGCGCATCGCCGAGGCGCAGGTAGCCATCCTCAACCACATCGCCGACGGCCGCTCGATCCGCCGCATCTGCGCCATGGACGACATGCCGGCGTGGGAGACGGTGCGTCGTTGGCTCCGTGATGACGTTGCGTTCGCAGCACAGTACGCGCGCGCCCGTGAGGCCGCCGCCGACCAGCTGGCGGCCCGCGTGGTCGACATCGCCGAGGACGTGGCCGACGGCAAGCTGGACGCCCAGGCAGGCCGGGCAGCCATCGACGGGCTGAAGTGGGCCGCCTCCAAGCTGAACGCCCGCGTGTACGGCGACCGCCTGGACCTGAACGCGAACGTCAACGTGACTGGGCAGGTGGCCGGCTACATCATCGACCTGAGGCCCGACGACGGGCGGACAGCAGTCCTCGATGGGACAGCGGTCCAGGCTGATGCAGCGCTCCCCGCGCCCACCGACCTACCAGATGTGGTGGCGGAATGAAGTCCGTAGCGAATAATCTCGGGACAGCGCTGAAACGCCTTGCGCATCAACGGCTTGGGCTCACTGCGAAAGTCGCAGAGGTAGCAATATGGAAAGCGGATGCCGCCCCGCCTGTGACTGCCGTCCGCTCCCCTGTCCTATCGCCCGCCGTCCGGGCCGCCCGGTCGAGGGGGTGGGGGTGGGGTCGCGCGGGCCGGCGCGCCGCGGGCCGGGGCGGGGGCAAAAACGCGCGCCTCGTCCCTCTGCGGGGCATCCTCTCACAACTTTTCCCCTCCCCCAAGTGCGTAACATTCTGTCGTGAGGCCGTGACCGCATGAGTTCCCTTGCAGACCTGCCGCGCACCGTCCAGATGGAACTGAACGACCTGTTCGTGGGCGACCTGATCGGCGCGGGCACGTATCGCGAAGTCTACGCGCACGCGCTGGATCCATCGTTGGTCGTGAAGGTCGAGTTGCGCCCCCGCGGTTTCAGCAACGTGGCGGAGTGGGAGGTTTGGCAGGAATCGGAGGGCTACCCCGACATCCGCCGATGGCTGGCGCCTTGCGTCGCGATCTCGTTCTCCGGCTCCGTGCTCGTCCAGCGCCGTACGCAGCCCATCACCCGCCTGCCGAAGGAGTTGCCGGACTTCCTGTGCGACATCAAGCGCTCGAACTTCGGCCGGATCGGGCGGCAGGTCGTCGCCCACGACTACGGCAACCACCCGCACTACACGCGCAGCTTCCGGAGGTGGCGGATGCGGCCCGTGTCGGCCGATGACATGGTGAGGATTTAGGTATGGCGGCGGATCCGCAGGGAACTGATGCCTTTCTTGTTGACCTGCGCTCCCATGCCTCACGTGTCGGCGGTGCGCATGGGCAGGCGCTGGCGGCGGCAGCCGACGACCTGGAGAAGGCGACGGTCGCCTACTACGCGCTCCCGGTCGGTGTTACGCCCGAAGCCTCGGCGGCGGCGCGGGATGCGATGCTCGCCAGCCGGAAGCGCGCGGTGGATGCCCTGGCAGCGGCGAAGGGGCGGCGAGAGGGCGTTCCTGCCGGCATGGTGACCTACCGCCCCGACGGCGAGACGCTGCGGCAGTTCCTGATGAACCGGGCGTCGCGACTGCTGTGCATCCAGGGGCCGGTCGGGTCGGGTAAGTCGACGGCTTCGGCCATGTTCCTGTTCCAACTGGCGGTGACGCAGCAGCCGGGCCCGGACGGGAAGCGCCGCACCAAGTTCCTGGTGGTGCGCAACACGTTCAACGAGTTGAAGACCACCACCATCGCGACGTGGAAGGCGCTGTTCCCCGAGGGGGTGTATGGCAAGTTCTACGACACGCCGCCCTTCAAGCACGAGATGCGGTGGGCGGACGTCGAATGCGACGTGCTGTTCATGGCGATGGACGACGAGGCCGACCGGAAGAAGCTGCTGTCGCTGGAGATCACGGCGGCCTGGGTGAACGAGGCGCGCGAGGTGCCGCGGGCGATCATCTCGACGCTGATGGAGCGCATCGGCCGGTATCCCCGGATGATCGAGGGCGGTCCGACGCGCTCGTGCGTGGTGCTGGACACCAACGCCCCGGCGGACGACCACTGGATCCCGATCATGCGGGGCGACGTGCCGCCGCCGGCCGGGCTGAGCGAGGATGAGCGCCGGGCGCTGGTGAAGCCGGACGACTGGGCGTTCTTCAACCAGCCGGGCGGGCTGGCGGAGGTCACCGACGACGAGGGCAACCACGTCCGGTTCGAGCCCAACCCGCTCGCCGAGAACACGCGCTTCCTGCCGCCCGGCTATTACGAGAACGCGGCGAAGGGCCGGCCGGTGGACGAGTGCCGGATTTCGCTGTGCAACCAGCTGGGCCGGATGAAGGCCGGCAAGCCGGTGTGGCCGATGTTCAAGCCGGCGCTGCACGTGGCGAAGCAGGAACTGTTGCCGGTCGAGGGGCATCCGATCCAGGTGGGCGTCGACTTCGGGCTGACGCCGGCCGCGCTGATGGGCCAGCACATCAACGGCCGGTGGCTGATCCTGGACGAGTTGGTGGCGGACAGCGACGCCGGCATGGGCGCCATCACGTTCGCGCCGCTGCTGAAGCGCGAGTTGGCCTCGCGGTTCCCCGGCTTCCGGTACAGCCTGACCGGCGATCCGGCCGGCGACCAGCGCGCGCAGAGCGATGAGCGCACCCCGTTCATGATCTTCCGGGCGGCCGGGCTGCCGATCCTGCCGGCCTCCACCAACGATTTCACGGTGCGCAAGGAGGCGGTGGAGAGCGCGCTGAACCGCCTGGTCAACGGCTACCCCGGCCTGCTGATCTCTCCCCGGTGCGTCCGGTTCCGCGCCGCGGTCGAATGGGGCTACCGCTACGCCAAGCTGAAGACCGGCGGCGACCGCTACAGCGAGGCCCCGGTGAAGGACGAGCACTCGCACGTCGCCGACGCCGGGCAATACCTGCTGCTGGGCGGCGGGGAGGGCCGCATGCTCCTGACCGGCTCCGCCGCGCGCAAGGCCCCCGTGAACGCCAAGGTGGCGTGGTCTCCGCACTCGCGGAGCCGCCGATGATCACTGAGTGGCACGTCGCGTTCTTCGACCGGCCCGGCCCGACGTTCTGGTGGGACACCTTCACCCGGCCGGGCTTCCGGCACGTCATGGCCTTCGGCTTCGACCCGGACGCGCGGGTGTGGCTGTTCTACGACCCGGCCCTGCAGGGCACCACCGTGGACGCCATGGCGCCCGACGCGGCCGGGAAGCTGATCACCGGCATCACCCACGCGGCGACGGCGATCCTGCGCTGCAAGCCCGCGGCGGAGACGGGGCGGCTGCCGCGCATCGGCTTCTGGTGCGTGCCGGCCATCTGCCACCTGCTGGGCTACCGGCCGCCGCTGGCCCGTGCGTTGGCCCCGTACCCCTTCTACCAGCACCTTCTCGACCGAGGATGCCAGCCATCGTTCGAGAGGGTGCGAGATGAGTTTCGGCGGGGGCGGGTCGCCGCCCGAGGAGGATCCGGCGGTGAAGGAGGCGCGGCAGCGTGAGCAGCAGCGCGCCGAAGCCGACCGGCTGAAGGAGACGCAGGATGCGCTGCGCACTGAGACCTCGATGCGCTCCAGCCGCTTCGGCGGGCGCTCGCTGCTGACGAACAGCGGCATCGGCTTCCGCTCGTTGCTGGGCGGCTGACATGGCCGGCCCCGACGACGAACTGCTGAAGGAGGCGCGCCGGCGCAAGCAGCGCGCCCTCACCGACAAGCAGCGGTTCACCCCGCGCATCAACGACATCTACCGGCTGGTGATGCCCCACCGCACGCAGGTGGACGGCACCCAGCCGGCCGACGTGGTGGACGACATCTTCGACAGCACGGCGCCCCAGGCGCTGAAGGACTTCACTAGCGACATGCTGCACACGTTCACGCCGATCAGCGCGGACTGGGTGAGCATGAAGGCGGCGCCTGAGGCGGTGCGCAACGGGCTGAACGAGCGCGACCTGAACGCCGCCGTTGCGGAATACCAGGAGTTCCTCTTCGCCGAGATCAACCGCAGCAACTTCCACGCGGCGGCGCGCGAGGCGTATGCGGACCTCGCCATCGGCACCGCGGCGCTGCTGATCCAGGACGTGCACCCGGCGCGTCCGATCCGCTGCGAGGCGGTGCCCATCACGCAGCTGATCATCGAGCGCGGCCCCGGCGGCGTCATCGACGGCCGGTTCTGGACGTACAAACTGCGGGTGGACCTGATCAAGCCCACGTGGCCGCAGGCCAAGCTCTCGGATCAGCTGAAGGCGGAGATCCGCGACAAGACCGACCGCGAGGTGGAAATCACCCAGTGCCTGTGGCGCGACTGGAAGAACGTCGGCACCGAGACGTGGCGGTACATCGTCCACACGGAATCGGAGGTGTTGGTCAACGCCACCTTCACCGGCGCCGGCTCGTGCCCGCTGATCGTCGCCCGCTGGGACGTGGACAGCACCACCGCGTGGGGCACCGGCCCGCTGTACGACGCGCTGCCGGACATCAAGACCGTCAACAAGGCGGTCGAACTGGTGCTGAAGGCCGGAGACAAGGCCATCGACCCGCCGACGCGCTACGACGACGACGGTGTGATCGACCCCAGCCGCGGCATCGTGCCGGGCACCTGGATCCCATCCATGCCGGGGTCCAAGATCGAGCCCATCGAATCGGCGACGCGCTTTGACGTGTCGCAACTCGTGCTTGATGAACTGCGGCACGCGATCCGGCGCGCGCTGTTCCAGGACCGCCCCGACCAGCGCGGCAAGACCCCGCCCACCGCGACGCAGTGGCTGGACGAGGCGCAGGAGACGGCGCGCCGCATGGGCGCCCCGGCCGGCGGGCTGATCGACGACTGGCAGAAGGCCATCGTCCGCCGGTTCGCCTACCTGCTCGCGAAGCGCGGCACGCTGCCGAAGGTCGAGTTGGGCGGCAATCTGGTCTCGCTCGATCCCGTGTCGCCGCTGATCCGCTCGCACGAGCAGGAGGAGGCCCGCCGGGTTGAGCGGTGGGAGGCCGGCGCCATTCAGCGCCTGGGGCCGGAGCAGGCGGGCGTGATGATCAACCTTCGCGCGGTGGAGGAGTACCTGGCGCAGCGGGACGGCATGCCAGCGCACTTCGTGCGCAGCGAGGCCCAAATCCAACAGCAGATGGCGCAGATGGCGCAGGTCGCGGCCTCTGCCGGGATGGTGCCGGGCATGGGAGGAAAACGGTGAGTTGGGACGACATGCAGAAGGGCGAGGCGCAGCCCAGCGAAAATGCGAAGCGTCTCCGCGAGTTGTTTGGGCTCGTGTTCCAGTCGCCCGAAGGCCTGGAGCTGTTGGCGCGGCTGCGGGAGGAGACGGTTGAGCGCCCGCTTCCGAGCGACGTTCCCGAGCGTGCGTTGGCCTTCCTCGAAGGACAGCGGCAGCTTGTGCTCGCAATCGAACGACGAGCCGCCAATGCCCTCGACCTTCACCCGACCGAACTGCGCCGCCGGTACCCCGCGCTGGGGCCGCGCCGCGAATGACCACGAGGTGGCGTGATGCTGCGCCGCTGGTCCTTCCTTCCGTTCATGAATGCCGATGCCGGGGGCGGCTCCGGTGGTGGCGCTGCCGACGCGGGCGGCGCTGCCGCGGCCGGTGATGCCGGCGGCGCTGCTGCCGGCGATGCTGGTGGTGGATCCGCCGCCGCGACGGTGACGCGCCCCGAAGGGCTCCCGGAGGATCTGTGGGACGCCACGGCCGGCGCGCCCAAGGTGGACGATCTGGTCAAGCGGTTCGGCGACCTCGCCAAGTTCAAGGGCGACCACGACGCGCGCCTGTCGCAGCGGCCGGAGAAGCCCGACGCCTACGCCGCCGACCTGCCGAAGGACTTCCAGGTGCCCCAGGGCATGGAGTTCAAGGTGGACCCGGCCGACCCGCTGCTTCAGCTGGGCCGCCAGATCGCGCACGAGGCCGGCCTGTCGCAGGACGAGTTCACCGCCAAGCTGGTGGCGCCGTACGCCAAGCACCTGCTCGAACAGCAGCGCGCGGCGGCGACCGCCGAGGCGGAGCGCAGGGCCGCCGAGGTGGCGAAGCTGGGCGAGAACGCCTCGGCGCGCCTCGACACGGTGACCTCCTGGCTGAAGGCCAACCTCTCCGGCGAGGAGGGCGAGGCGCTGGCCGGCGTCATCACCTCCGCCGCCGCCGTCCAGGCGGTCGAAAAGCTGATCACGCTGGCCGGCGGTCCGCAGGTCCAGGCCGGCGGCCAGGGCGGAGGCGGTGAGGCGCTGTCGCCCGTCGAATACTTCAAAGAACTCTTCAAGAACTCGTAACGGAGCCCGGCAATGCCGCTCGATACCCTGCGCACGATCGCTCTGGAAAAGAGCAAGAAGCAGCCGAAGCAGATCGACCACCTCACCGAAGAGGCGCCGATCCTGAACGCCGTCCCCTTCGCGTCCACGACCCACGACATGTGGCACGTGGCCGAGGAGGTGACCTCTGCCGACACCATCGGCTTCGTCGCGATGGACGCGCCGCTGCCGGCCGTGGATTCCAGCACGAAGCTGATCCGCTTCGATCTGGCGAAGATGGGCGGCCTGATGGAAGTGGGCGAGGACAAGGCCCGCCAGTACGGCGGCAAGGAGAAGTACTTCGCCGACCGCACCGGCCCGGTGCTGAAGATGACCGGCATGAACACCGAGAAGGTCATCGTGTACGACAACCTGCGCCAGTACGCCATCGACCAGTTCAAGGCCGGCAAGACCACCAAGACCATCTACGACGCGGGCGGCACCGGGTCGGCCAACTACAGCATCGTCGCCGTCCGGTTCGAGGAGGGCGTGTGCTCGGGCCTCTACAACCCGGCCGGCTTCGGCAGCGGGACGATGTTCGACACGCAGCCGATCAACGGCGGCCAGCTCTACAAGAACTCCGACGGCGTGCTGGTCTACGGTGTCCGCATGAAGTGCGACCTGGGCTTCCAGCTGACGGGCGTGCGCAACGTCGGCGCCATCGTCAACATCGACCCGGCCAACAGCAAGGTGCCGACCGCGACGCAGATCGACGACCTGCTGGCCGACATTCGCGCCACCGATTCCGGCCGCACGATGCTCTTCATGCACACCCGCGTGAAGAACCTGCTGTGTCGCACGTTCAAGGACGGCCGCGTGCAGATGCGCCCGGCCGACAAGATCATCGACCGCCAGCTGGAGGCGTGGGGCGGCGTGCCGTTCATGACCTCCTACAACATGTACGACGGCTCCGAAGCTCGCGTCGTCCTGTCCTAACCTGGGAGATCCGGCCATGTACAAGGTCGACGGACTGAAGCACTACGTGGACATCCACGGGCAGAACCTCGCGAAGGCGCAGACGCTGCCGCAGAACACCAGCGCGGACGGCAACGGCGGCGCTGTCAAGATGGGCGGCATCCTGGGCGCCGTGGAGATCGTCGCCCGCGTCAACGCCGCGGTCACCATCGCCGACACGAAGGCGCTGACGATCAAGGTACAGCACGCGGACACCGCGGGCGGCAGCTACGCCGACCTCGGCACTGTCTACACGCTGACCGCCGCCAGCGGGAACGGCGCGCTGGCGAAGGATACCGAACTGGGCCGCTTCGCGCTGCCCTCGACGGTGAAGGACTTCATCAAGGCGGTCATCACCACCACCGACGCCTCGGCGGCCGGCAAGGTGGACGTGATCCCCGTCTATCTGCCGCGCTGAGGTGGCGACGATGCCCGATAAGCTTCACGTCATCGCCCGCAACGCGGGCCACTACGGCGGCCATCGCCGGCCGGGCGACAGGTTCGAGTTGTTGTCGGCCGATGACTTCGCGCCCAACTGGATGCAGGCGGTGGGCTGGGAGCCCGCCGGCCCGGCTCCCGACCAGCCGGCCCCGAAGCCCGGCCCGACCGCCGAGGAGCACGCCAACGTTCTGAGCCAACTCGCCGAGGTCCAGGCCGCCGCGAAGGAGTGGCATGCCCGCGCCCTGGAGCTTCACGACAAGATGGATGCTCTGTCCGTCGAGCATGTGAAGGAGCGCCAGGAACTGCGGGACCGCATCGAGGACCTGGAGGCCCAGCTTGCGGCGGCCACGGCCCCGAAGCCCGTGGCCGAACCGCCGAAGCCGGCCCCGGCCCCCGCGCCGAAGGCCGAAGCGAAGACCGCCACCAAGAGCTGACGACCGGCGTCTGCCTCCGTCGGTCGGCAGATGGGCGCTCCGGGAAACCGGGGCGCCCTTCTCGTTTCGGGGCCGTGCGTTGGCCCGCGCCCACACGCGGGGGCATCGTCGGCCCATGGAAACGAACCTCACCATCATCAACGCGGCCCTGACCGCGACCGGGAACGGGACGATTGCCTCCCTGGAGGATGGGCAGGCATCGGCCATGATCGCAGCCCAGAACTACGACCGCCTCGTGCGCGCCGAGTTGGAGGCGCATCCCTGGACCTGGGCGGCCAGCACCTGGGCGCTGAACCTGCTGAGCGGCACCCCGGCGACCGGCGGACAGTTCGCGTGGCAGCTGCCCGGCGACGTGGCGAAGGTCCAGCGCGTCGAGGTGGCGGGCCGGCCGATCACCTACACCCGCATGGCCGACCAGATCCGTTGCGACCATGACGCGGGCGTGGTGCTGGTCGGCATCCGCCGGCCGGACGAGAGCGAGTGGCCGGCCAACTTCGCGTCCGCGATGGTGATCCGCCTGGAGGCGCTGTTCCTGCGCGCCATCGGCGAGGACTACGACAAGGCGCAGGCCCGCGACAAGGATGCCGATCTCGCGTTCCGGCTGGCCCGCGTCTCCGACAGCCAGGGCAAGACCGCGCAGGACCCCTATCAATCCGCGCTCCTGAGGGCTCGCCGTGCCTAAGCTCTGGACCGAGAAGACGACGTTCGGCGCGGGCGAGTTAGCCCCGTCGATGCAGCGCCGCAGCGACACCCAGCAGTACGCCGACGGCGCCAAGATGATGCGCGACGTCCGGGCGCTGAACGGCGGCGGCGTGACGCGCCGGCCCGGCACGCGGTACATCTGCGACCTGCCGGCGGGCGCCCGGCTGGTCGAGTTCACGTTCAGCGAGGATCAGACCTACCTCCTCGCGTTCAGCGCCGGCCGCATGGACGCTTTCACCGTGGAGGGTGTGCCCGCCGGCAGCGCGACCGGGCAGCCCTGGACCGCCGACGACGTGCACGACATGACCTGGGTGCAGTCGGGCGACGTCGTGTTTCTGGCGTGGGAGCGCTTCCACCCCATCGTCGTGCGCCGCACCGGCGCGTCGTCCTGGTCGGTCGGGCTATGGGAGGCCGACGCCGGCCCCGGCGGCGCGCTCATGCAGCCCTACTACAAGTTCGCGCCTCCCGCCTCGACGATCCAGCCAACCGGGCGCCTGGGCTCCGTGTCCGTCACGGCGTCGGAGGACGTGTTCAGCCCCCTGCACGTCGGCCAGCGCATCCGCTACGTCGGGCGCGAGATGCTGGTGACCGCGTTCTCTCACCCGTCGCTGGTGACCGCCCTGGTGGTGCAGGAACTGCCGTCGACGCTGCGCCTCACCGTCGAGAACATCGGCGGCTTCCGTGTGCAGCAGGTGGTCGAGGGGCGCAACACGGCGGCCAAGGGCGAGGTGGTGGCCATCGACGGCGGCGCCTCCACCATCGACGTGGTGATCATCGACGGGCTGATCTGGTTCGGCGTCAACGAGGAGTTGGACGGCCCGGACAGCAAGACGAAGATCACCGCCGTGGAGGAGGTGGCGCCCGGCGCTTTCCGCGATTGGGACGAGCAGTACCTGTCCCCGGTCTACGGCTACCCGGCGGCGGTGGGGCTGCACCGCTCGCGCCTGTGGTTCGGCGGACACCCGGCGCTGCCGTCGTCGGTGCTGGCGTCGCGGGTCGCGCAGTACTGGAACTTCGACCTCGGCACCCAGGAGGATGCGGAATCCATCTTCGAGGACGTGGGCGACCAAGCGGTGGCCCGCATCCGCCACTTCGCGTCGGCCGAACAGCTGCTGATCCTGACCGACCAGGGGCCGTACTACGTGCCGGAGAGCGCGGCCAACCCGCTGCGCCCCACCTCCATCGCCTTCAACCGCATCAGCGCCCACGGCTGTGGCCGCGCCCGCCCGCAGGCGTTCGATGAGGGTACGCTGTACATGCACGCCTCGGGCGCCGCCGTGATGGACGTGCGGCCGACCGGCGACCAGACCAAGCCGTGGAGCGGCGTGGACGTGGCGCTGTTGGCGCCGCACCTGCTGAACGACCCGGTGGACGCCGCAGCCACCCACGGCGCCCGGGGCGAGCCCGAGCGCTACGCCTACTTCGTCAACGCCGACGGCTCGCTGGCGGTGCTGCACTCCATCCAGTCTCAGCAGGTGCAGGGATGGAGCCTGTGGACCACGGAGGGCGGCAAGTTCCGCTCCATCGCCGTCATCGGCCGCGTCGTCTATGCCGCTGTGGAGCGCGCCATTGCCGGCGCGACCCGCTGGACCCTGGAGCGCTTCGACAGCGCCTTGCGCGTCGACTGCGCGGTGGAGGTGGCCAGCACCGCCGTGCCCGTCACGCTCTACGCCGGGGACACGGTGCGCGTGACGGCTGGCGACGGCGACTTGGGCGACGCCACGGTGAGCGCTGGGGGCGTGCTCGACCTCGCGTGGCCGGCTGACGGGCCGCTGGTCGTCGGCCGGCGGTTCGTGCCGCGCGTGTCGCCGCAGACCCCGGAGCCGCGCCTGCAGAACGGTAGCACCGCCGGCCAGGTCAAGCGGGTGTGCAAGGTGCGCGCCTTCCTGCTGGACAGCACCTCGCGCCTGACCATCAACGGCGTGGCGCTGAGTGCCTACCGGGGCGGCGACGACCTGTCGCTGCCGGCGCCGCAGCGAACCGCCTGGGTGGAACTGCCGCTGCTGGGCCGCTCCCCGGATCCCGTGGTGGTGATCGAGCAACCCGACGCCGCGCCCTTCACGGTGCTGGCCGTCTCCATGGAGGTGATCGTCTGATGGCATGGGCCCCTCTCGCCATGATGGCCGTTGCCACCGCCGTGCAGGTGGCGAGCGCATCGAGCCAAGCCGCCGCGGCGGAAGAGCAGGCGAACTACGAAAAGGAGATGATGCGCCGGCGCGAGGAGGAGGCTCACACCGCAGCGCTCCAAGCCGAAGCCGAGCGCCGCCGGGAACTGAACGCCACGCTGAACACCATCTCCGCCGTCCGGGCCGGTCGCGGCCTGTCCGACACGTCGATGGGCGCGACGGTGCTGCGCGACGCGGTGAGCGACGACCAGATGCGCGACCTGCGGAACGAGCGCCTGAGCCTTCTGTCCGGCGCCGACGCGGCGCGCGCGGCCGGCGTCCAGGCCGGCAACCGGGCTTCGGCTGCCAGGACGGCGGGCAATTTCGCCATCGCCGGCTCGCTGCTGAACTTCGGCACGAAGGTGGCTGGCGGGCTCGGGGGTGGCGGTGGTGCCGGCCCCATCGGCGCGGGCACGAACGGCGGCTGGTACGGCGGCAACGCGAACAGCGCGGACTGGAGGTAGGGCATGCCCGGCACTGGACTTCCCACGGGGCGCGGCGGTGGCCGCGTCCTGTTGCAGCAGACCCCGATCTACGGCGGGGGCGGCGGGCAGAACTACACCTGGGGCACCCTGTCGCAGCTTGGGCAGCAGCTGGAGCAGTTCGGCGAGAAGATGGCCGTCCGGCAGGCCGCGCAGGACGGCGAGCAGGCCGTGGTGCGGGACGAGCAAGGCCGCCTCAGGGTGGAACTGCGCGACCCCTGGACGGCGGCCGACGAGACGTACAACCGCGTCGCGCTCACCCGCTACATGGCGAAGCTGGACACCGACGTCCGGGCCAAGCAGGTGGAGTTGTCGCAGCAGTACCGCGACGATCCGGACGGCTTCAACGCAGCCTGGAAGGGCTTCACCGACGGGACGCTGGGCGCGGTCGACCGCCGGGTGGGCGAGCACGCGATGGACGCGCTGGAGCGCGCCCGCGTCGAGACCTGGGGCCACTTGACGGAGCAGAAGCGCCGGCAGGACACGGCGTTGACCACGCAGACGCTGAAGGCCGATGTCGAGGCGATGCGCGCCGATGTGCTGAGTCTCGCCTATTCGGGCGGCGCCAACACCCCGCAGTTCGAACACCACCTCTCCCGGTTGAAGGAGAAGATGGAGGCCGGCGTCGGCGCGAAGCTGTGGGACAGCAAGTACGTCGAACTGTTCCTCGACAAGGCGGAGAGCGAGGCAAAGGCCGAAGCCCTGGTCGGCGGCGTCGAGCGCATCTACCGCGCGAAGGGCGCCGACGCGGCGCTGGAGCACGTTCGCGCCGTCGCCACGGACACCGAACTGACCGGCCTGAAGCCGACCGAGCGCGAAGCGTTCATGCACCGCGCGCAGTCGCAGATCCGCCTCTGGGAGAGCGAGCGCAAGGGCGACCTCGCCGAGGTGAAGGTGGTCGCGCAGGAGATGCGCCAGAAGCTGGCGACCGGCATGCCCGTGGACGACCGCGAGTTCGACGGCGTGGTGGCGACGCTGCGCCGGGCCGGCGGGGTGGGCGAGGCGGCCCGCCTGCTGCGCGCGAAGGCGACCTTCGACGTTCTGCAGGGCATCGGCAAGCTGCCGCCGGACGAGCAGGAGAAGGCGCTGGAGGGCGTCGAGAGCCGGTTGCGCCCGCTCGCTGACCGGATCATCGGCGCGGAGTGGAGCCCGAGCGGCCCGAACAAGAACCCGAACAGCAGCGCGACCGGCCCCGGCCAGTTCATCGACGGCACGTGGCTCCCGCTGGTGAAGCGCGCCGCCCCCGAGGTTGCCGCCGGCAAGACGGATGCGCAGATCCTGGCGCTGCGCGACGACACCTCGCCCGCCGGCCGCACGCTGGCCCGGCGCATGGTGGAGGCGCACGCGGCGGAGAACCGGGCCGCCCTGGACGAGCGCGGCCTGCCCAGCGATGACGGCGCCGTGTACCTCGCCCACTTCGCCGGCATCGGCGGCGCATCCAAGGTGCTGAGCGCCGCGCCGGCAACGCCCGTCGAACAGCTTCTGGACGCCGGGGCCATCAGCGCCAACCCGTTCCTGCGCGGCAAGACCGCCGGGGATTTGCGCGCCTGGGCGGAGCAGAAGGTGGGCGGGTCGTCCATCGATGCCGAGACGCTGAAGGAACTGCGGCAGATGCCCGGCCGCACCCGCGAGGCGCTGAAGGCGGACCCGCTGGCCCATGCCGCGCGGATCGGTGTGGTGCCGAGCCTGCCGGACATCGACTGGTCGAACGGGGATGCCGCCACCGCTGCGCTGGTGCAGCGCCAGAAGGCCGCGCGCGTGGTCGAGCAGCACTACACCTTGGGCGCGGTGCCGGTGTTCCGCCGCGACGAGATCGACGCGCTGAAGGCCACGTACGACCGCCTGGACAGCGACGGCCGGGCCGGGCTGCTGGGCACCCTCGCCAAGAGCCTGGACGGCGACCACCTGACCGCGACGCTGGAGAAGGTGGCCGGCGACCGCCCGCTGTTCGCCTGGGCCGGCGCGCTTTACACCCGGAACCCCGAGGTGGCGCGCAGCGTGATCCACGGCGAGGCCGTGATGAAGTCGCTGGACAAGGCGGTGGTGCCGAAGGACGACGCCACCACCAGGCAGACCATCGCCGACAAGCTGGGCACCGCCATGCAGCACCTGCCGCAGGCGCGCGCCGCGGCGACGCAGGCGGCCATGGCCCGCTACGCCGACCTGTCGGCCAAGGCCGGCGACTTCTCGGGCGCGCTGGACACCAGCCGAATGGAACAGGCCATCAGCGACGTGACCGGCGGCATCGTCTTGTGGGGCGGAAGCTGGCTCAGCGGCCAGACGAAGACCACGGTTGTGCCGCCCCAGCCCGGCATGAGCGGATCCGACTTCGGGAAGCTGATGGACAGCCTCACGGACACCGACGTGGCCGGCGCGCGCACCGCCAAGGGCACCGCCATCTCCGCCGCCGACCTGCGCCGCCTGGGCCGCCTGCACGACGCGGGCGAGGGCCGTTACCTCGTGGAGATGGGCGGCGGCTTCGTTCAGAGCGCCGACGGCAAGCCCTACGTGCTGGACCTGGGAAGGAAGATCCGTGCCGCTCAATACCTTCAGCCGTGACGCCGCCGACCTGATCGACTTCGCCGCGCGCAACCCCACGCCCGACCTGCCGCCGGCCTTCGCCCAAGCCTGGAGCGCTTCGACCGAGGAGGCGCGGCGCTTCACCTCCTCCGACGCGCAGTGGCGCAACCGGCACGAGGCGGTTCAGCGCGCGCTTGATGCGCTGGAGGACGCGACCGGCGAGGTGTACGCCAACCCGGAGGCCGCGCCCGCCGGCCCGAACCGCGACGCGCTGGTGAAGGCCATCCGCAGCCGGTTCGACAACCTCGCCCGCGAGCGGCCCGACCTGGGCCTGCGCTACCCGACCGACGAGGAGATCGAGGCCGGCGCGGTCGAGCGGGCACGCGGCGCTCGCGATGCGCGCGAGGCCATGTCGGCGGCCAACACCACCATGGCCGGCCGGGCTGGTGCGTTCCTGGGCGACCTGTGGGGCGCCGGCACCGACCCCCTGAACCTTTTGACCATGCCCTTCGGCGCGTCGGCCGCGTCTGGCGTGCTGCGTACGGCGCTCGTGGAGGGCGCCCTGTCGGCCGCCTCGCAGGCGGCCATCGAGGCGGGCACCGCCGGGTTCAAGCAGCAGGTCGACCCCACCTTCAGCCTGGGCGAGGCGGCGGCGAATGTCGGCATGGCCGGCGCGGCGGGGGCGGTGATCGGCGGCGGCATCCGGGGCGCGGCCGACTTGCTGGCCCTGGCGCGCGGGAAGAAGCTGGCGCGCGAGGGCGCCGACGCGGTGAACGTGCTGGAGCGCGAGCAGCACCTGGGCGACACGGCCCCGCTGCCGGGCGTCGCGGGCGAGGTGGTGCACCGCGAGGCGCTGAGCCGGGCCGCGGCGGACCTGGAGGCCGGGCGGCAGCCGGCGGTGCAGGACATCACCAGCGCCGCGCCCGCCCCGCCGCCGAACACCGGCCGCGTCTACACCTCCGCCGGCCGGGCCGTTGACGTGGAATACCGGGTGGTCGAGGCTGATTCCCTTGTCGCCTCGCATACGGCTGAGGGCCTTGAAAACCCTGCGTTTCCGCCCGAGTTGCAGCCGCGCGACCGGACCCGCGTCGCGTCGCAGGCGCAGATTGCCGAGATGGCCGGGCAGCTTCAGCCCGAACGCTTGGGCCGCTCGCCGGACGCGGCCACCGGCGCGCCCATCGTCGGCCCCGACATGGTGGTGGAGAGCGGCAACGGCCGGGCGCTGGCGATCCGCACCGCCTACGATGCCGGTGGCGACGCGGCGACGCGCTACCGGGCCTTCGTGGAGCAGCAGTTCCCCGACGCCGCCGGCATGCAGCGGCCCGTGCTGGTGGCTATCCGCCGCACCGACCTGGACCCCGCCGGCCGTGTCGCCTTCACCGGCGAGGCGAACGCCGCCACGGCGGCCCGCCTGTCGCCGACCGAGCTTGCCCTGGCCGATGCCCGCCACCTGGACGACGCGCTGATGGAGCGGTTCAGCGGCGGCGAGGTGAGCGCGGCGAGCAACAGGCCGTTCGTGCGCGCCTTCCTCGACCGGCTGCCGGCGGCGGAACGCGGCGCCCTGGTGGATGCGGATGGCGCGCTCAACGTCGAGGGTGCGCGCCGTGTGCAGGGCGCCTTGCTGGGCCGGGCCTATGGTGACGCCCGGATCATCGGCCGCATCGTCGAGGACGCGGACAGCGACATCCGGGCCATCGGCGGGGCGCTGCTGGACGTGGCCGGCCCGTGGGCGAAGCTGCGCGCGGCTGCCGCCCGCGGCGACCTCGCCCCCGGCATGGACGTGACCGACGACCTGCTGTCCGCCGTGCGCATGGTCGCGGAAGCCCGCTCCGCCGGCCGGAACGTGCGGGAACTGGCCGACCAGATGGGGTTGTTCGGGGGCGAACTGTCGCCCGTCGGCCGCGCCTTCCTGAATGCCCTGTTCCGCGACACGGACTTCAGCAAGCCCGCCGGCCGCGCCAGGGTGGCCGATGCCCTGCGCAGCTACGTGGACGAGGCCGTGAAGAACACCAGCGGGCCGCGCCTGTTCGGCGAGCCGCTGACAGCGGAGCAGATCCTTACGGGCGGGGGGCGCGCCACCAACGAGCCCACGCGCCCGACTGCCCGTCCGATCAACGACAACGCCCCCCGCCCGGCGGAGGAGATGGTTGCCGCCAAGGAACTGGACGACGCGCTGTTCCACGACGTGAACCGGCTGCTGGCCGAGCGCGATCTGGAGGTGGCGGTGGGCGAGACCATCGACCCGGAGACCGGGCGCGTCGTCACGCTGAAGCGTTCGGCCATGGACGTGATGGACGACGCCGACAAGGAAATCGCCGAGGTGGAGCAGCTTGCCGCCTGCGTCTTCGGCATGGCCGCGGAGTAACCCATGGACCGCTTGAGGAAGTGCCTGACCGCCCGCGTCGACGCCGGGGTGTTCAGCCAGGACAAGGCCGACATGATGGAGGCCCTGGTGAAGGATCTGGAGCGGGAGTACCGCGACCAGATGGCGCCGGAACTTGCCGGGCAGGCCGCCGCCGCCGAGGCGGTGCGCATCATGCGCGAGGCGGCCCAGCGGCATAAGCGGCGCGAGGCGTTGCAGATCATGGCGGAAGCCCTGGTGCTGGACAACGCGGCCTCGCACCCCGACGGCATCGTGGCCGGGGCCATGGCGACCCTCACCCGCGACATTCGCGGCAAGGCCACCTACAGCAACGTGGAGAGCCGGCGCGAGGTGGTGCTGGGGCAAATCTACCGCCGCTTCGAGGTGGGGCTGAACGCCTACCGCCCGAAGGCCGCCGGCCTGACGCAGGACACAATCGGCATCCGCAATCTCGTCCGCGAGTTGTTCGGGGAGGGCACGAACGACCCTGTGGCGAAGGCCGCCGCCCAGGCGTGGCGCGACGCCTCCGACTACGCCGCCAAGCGCTACGCCGCGGCCGGCGGCGACCTCGTGGAGCGCGAGGACTGGCGCCTGCCGCAGGTGCATGACGAGGCCAGGATGCGCAAGGCCGGGTTCGAGGCGTGGCGGGACGCCATCATGCCGTTGCTGGACGACGGCACGTGGCGCCGCCTGGAGAGCGTTCGGCAGGAACTGATCGGGCAACGGGGCGAGGTGGACAAAGCCCTGCAGGACGGCATCAAGGAGCGCGACCGCCTGCGCGCCAGCGCCGCCGGGGCCAAGGGCGAGTTCGACGCCGCCACCCGCAGCAAGGCCACGGCCGAACGGCGCATCGGGCAGCTGGAAAAACAGCTGGGCGAGGTGGAGCGCGAGCTTGAGACCCAACAGAAGCGCGCCATGGAGGCCATGCTGCGCAGCCGCGAGCGGCGCATGGACGAGGTGGGCGACGCGCTGGTGGAGGGCGATCAGGATCTGCGAGCCGCCGCCCGCCGCGGCGACCGGAAGGCCGAGCGCGACCGGACCCGCGCTGCCGAGGGCGACACGAGCATTCGCCGGCTGGAGGGCCGCCGTGACGACCTGCGCCGGCAACTCGACGGCCAGCGCGCGAAGGTTGGTGACGCCGAGCAGGCCCTGGCCGGCAAGTCGGGGCAGTGGCAGGCGTACGAGGAGGATCTGCGCAAGGTCGAACAGCGCATCGGCGACCTGCGCGAGAACCGCCGCATCATCGCCGAGCGCATCGACGGCGAGCCGGGCGAGATCAGCGCCGCGCACCGGGAGGACGTGCTGCGCTACATCTTCGACCAGATCACGTCCCCGGTTCCCAAGAACCTGCTGCCCGGCACCATGTCCGTGAGCCGCCACAACGCCCGGCGTTTTTTCGTGTTCAAGGATGCCGAATCCTGGCTGCGCTATCAGGACCAGTTCGGCGCCGGCCGTCAGGTCTACGACGTCATGGTGGGGCACATGGAGGCCATGGCCCGCGACATCGCCCTGACCGAAGTGCTGGGGCCGAAGCATGGCACCACCATGCGCCGTCTTCAGGAGGCGGCCCATGAGGGCGCTGCGGCCGGCGCGAAGACCATGGGCGCCCTGGAGAGCCCCGCCGCCATCGCCCGCACCTACGACGTGGTGTCCGGCCGGCTGGGGACGGTGCAGAACGAGTTCGTCGGCGCCCTTTTCGGCGGCCTGCGGAACTGGATGACGGCGACCAAGCTGGGCGGCGCGCTGATTTCGGCGGTGCCGTCCGATACCGTCATGGCGACCTGGGCGGCGAAGGCGAACGGCATCCCGGCGGTGAAGCTGCTGGGGCAGGTGGTGAAGCAGCTGAACCCGGCGTCGGATGCCGACCGGGCGTTCGCGCTGCGCCTGGGCATCGTGTCGTCAGCGGTGCAGGACGCGGCCTTGGGCAGCAAGCGGTTCGCCGATGAGATCGTGGGCGAGGGCATCACGGCGCGGCTCGCCTCGTTCATCGTCCGCGCGCAGGGGTTGAGCGCGTGGACCAACGGCATGAAGAACGCCTTCATGCTGGAGTTCATGGGCTACATCGCCGACAGCGCCGACAAGCCGCTGGCGGAGGTGTCCAAGCCGCTCCGCCGGATGCTGCGGCGCTACGGGTTCAGCGCTGCCGACTGGGATGCGATCCGCGCCGCGCCGATGATCGAGCACGTGGGCGCGCGCTTCTTCGACCCCGGCGCGGTGGCCGACCGCCGCCTGGGCGAACGGCTGATGGAGGCCATCATCGAGGAGCGGGCATTCGCGGTGCTGGAGCCGGACGCAAGAGTACGGCAGATCACCACCGCCGGCCTTCAGCGCGGCACCGTCATGGGCGAGGTCGCGCGGTCTGGCATGCTGTTCAAGTCGTTCGCGCTGACCATGATCACCACGCACATGCTGCGCGCCGCCCAACAGGAGACGGCGCTGGGCAAGCTGGCCCACTTCGGCGCGTTCACCGGCCTGCTGACGGTGGCGGGTGCCGCGGCGATGCAGGCAAAGGCGCTGGTGGCCGGCAAGGACCCACGCCGGATGGACGACCCGGCGTTCTGGGGCGCGGCCATGTTGCAGGGCGGCGCGCTGGGCATCTTCGGCGACTTCCTCTCGACCGGCTACACGCGCGGGGATCGCGGGTTCGTCGCCACGGCGGCCGGCCCGGTGCTGGGCGGGCTGACGGAGGACGTGGCGCGGGTGACCCTGCCGAACGTCCGGCAGCTTTACGAGGGCGAGCCGACGCGCATGGGCGCGGAACTGGCCCGCCTCGTCCGCCAGAACCTGCCCGGCACGAACCTATGGTACGCGCGCCTGGTCATGGACCGCACCCTCATGGACGGCATCCAGTCGCTTGCCGACCCGGAGTACCGGCAGAGCTTCGCGCGGATGGAGCGGAAGGCCCGTCAGGACTTCGGGCAGCGGTTCTGGTGGCGGCCGGGGCAGACGGCCCCCGAGCGCGCGCCGGACCTGGGGGCGATGCTGCCGCAGTAGGGTATGGGCGTCATGCCCATACCTTGCCGACCCTGTTGAAAAGCGCGCGAATCAACAAAACCCGAAATCCGTCGCTGATTGTCAACGGGCCGCCGATGGTGACCAGCCGCAGCAGGATCGCCACCCCGTTGGTAGGCCCGAAACCGTTGCGGCGCTTGTCTTTTGGAGCAGGATGAAGGCGAACAGGTGGCGACCGCTGGCCGGGTGGTCACTGCCTCTCCTGCATAGGATCTGCATAATTTCCGTCCGATATCGGAATTCCGATAACGGCCCGTGCGTTGGCCGGGCCGCCCCGCCGGTGGCAGCGTCGGGGCACTGAACGTGCAACCACCCATGGATCAACCCATGTCCCGTTCCGCCTTCTGCGCCGCCATCGGCCTCGCCCTTTCGCTCTTCGTCTGCCACAAGACCGTCTTCGCCGCGCCCATCGTGTCGGCCGACGCCGGCTCCTGCTTCGTGGTGATCGCGCTGCCGGACGGCGCGCACCACACCGTGGAGGTCCCGCCCCGCTTCTTCACCGACGAGAAGCAGCCGCAGGCCGGCGACTACCTCGTGATCTACCAGCCCGACGGCTACGTGTCGTGGAGCCCCAAGGCCGCGTTCGAGGCGGGCTACAGCCAGCCCAGCGACCAGCCGTCCGCCGTCCGCGCCAAGTTCGTCGCCCACTACATCCAGCCCGGCGACGGTCAGGAGACGGTGCACATGCACGCCGTCTACTCGCCGGACCCGGACAGCCCGAACTACACGTGGTCGAAGGCGACGCCGGGCGGCAACCTGACCATGGCGGTGAGCAACCCGGCCGCCATGGGTCAGTTCAAGCAGGGCACGGAATACCTCATCGACTTCACGCCCGCCGCCTGACCCCGCGACCAAGTGATCGCGCAAGGGCCGCCCCTCACCGGGCGGCCTTTTCGTTTTTGGGCGTGCGTTGGTTCCCGCGCGCGGGCGCCCGCACGATGCGGCATCGCCACCGAGGGACCGTCATGGACACCGCACCCAGCGCCTTAACCCAGCTTGTGCTCGACCGCCTCGACAAGATCGAACAGAAGCTGGAGATCGCCGTGCGCATCCAGGAGCGCCAGGAGCGGCACCGTTTCGACATCAACGCGCTTCAGGACGCTCTCGCGAAGGCGACCGCGCGTCTCGATACCCTGGAAGCGCGCATCAACCGCGTCCTGTGGATGGCGATGGGTGGATGGGGCGTCGTGGCCGCCCTGGTGTGGCTGTACGAGAAGTTCGGGAGCCGGCTGTGAAGATCGAAGACACCGAGCCGAGGCGCGAATACAGCGTCGGCGGCACCCCGCAAAGCGCCTTCGCGATCCCCTTCACCTTCTACTCGACCGACGACATCCGCGTGTGGGTGGCCGGCGCCGAGTTGACCAGCGGCTTCACCGTCACGGGCGTCGCCGACCCGGCCGGCGGCTACAGCAGCGGCACCGTCACGCTCACCACGCCCGTCAGCAGCGCCACCGTCGTGGTCGCTCGCGAGGTGGCGCGCACCCGCAAGACCGAGTTCCCGGCGTCGGCGCAGTTCAGCATCCCGGCCCTGAACCGGGAGTTGGGCCGCATCGTGCAGATGGTGCAGGACGCGTGGGCGATGCTGACGCGCTCGCTGCGCGGGCCGGATCTGGAACCCGCGATGGATCCGGTTCCGGCGAAGGCCAACCGCGCCGGCCGCGTGCTGGGCTTCGACGCGGACGGCAATCCGACCGTGGGCGCCACCGTCGCGCAGGTGAACGCCGCCGTGGTCGCCGCCTACACCGCCGGAAAGGTGGTGCAGGCGTTCGGCCCGTTCACGGCCAACGGCTCGACCAGCACGTTCGACACGGGGTTCAGCGACCTGTCCCTGCCGGCCCAGGTCCATGTGACCGTGGGCGGGGTGCCGCAGTTCGGCAGCTTCACCGTGTCGGGCGCCAACATCGTCTTCAGCGAGAGCCCGCCGGCCGGCGCCGTGGTCGAGGGCGTGGTGTACGGCGCCGCCGTGGACGCCACGGGCGCCCAGGCCATCGCCGCCAAGAACGCAGCGGAGACGGCGGAAGCCAACGCGGAAGCCGCGCAGGCGGCTGCGGCTGCGTCCCAATCGGCCGCTGCATCCTCGGCATCGGCTGCCGCCTCGTCCGCCAGCACCGCCACCACCCAGGCGACCGCCGCAGCGACCAGCGCCACCGCCGCGCAGACCGCCCGCACCGGAGCCGAGACGGCCCAGGCCGCAGCCGAGACGGCGCGCACCCAGGCGCAGACCGCGAAGACCGCAGCCGAGAGCGCCCGCGATGCTGCCCAGGCCAGCCAGACCGCTGCCGCCACGTCGGCGAACAGCGCCAGCACCAGCGCGTCGTCGTCGGCCACCTCCGCCACGGCGGCGGCGGGCAGCGCGTCGGCGGCTTCGACCTCCGCGACGAGCGCCGCGAGCAGCGCCACGGCTGCCGCCTCGTCCGCCACCAGCGCGGCTGACAGCCTGACCAACATCAACGCCACCATCTCCGGCGCGATCAGCACCGCCACCGCCACGGCAACGACGGCGGCCACCAACGCGGCGAACAGCGCGTCGGCCGCGTCCACGTCGGCCGGCAACGCCGCATCGTCGGCCACCGCAGCCGCCGGCAGCGCGAGTGCTGCAGCCACGTCCGAGACCAACGCCGCCGCTTCGGCCGCGTCCGCCTCCGGGGCCGCGACATCGGCCGTTGAGGCTGCGGTCACGCAGGTGGCGATGGCGCGTGACGACCTCGCCGAGACGAATTCCGCGCTGACCGACCTGTCGGACCGGGTGACGAGCGTCACTGAGATGCTCGTCACGCAGGTGGCCGCCGCCCGCGACGATCTCGCCGCCGTGTCCGGCCCGCTGACGGACGCCGCCGACGATGCCGCCGCCGCTGCGGCCGGCGTCCTAGTGGGCGCCTTCTACCGCACCGGCTCCGCCGTCAAAATCCGTGTCTCCTGAGGGCCTGACCCATGACGACCCCTGCACCCATCGTGATCCTCGACGCCCGCGGCCGGTACGCCAAGTCCGGCCTGTCGGTGAGCCGCAACAGCACGAAGTACGTCTTCAACCCGGCCGGCGTGCTGGTGCCCGTGTCGGCCAACATCGCGCCGTGGGACTGCGATCCGCTGACCGGCGCGGAGCGCGGCCTGCTGGTCGAGGAGCAGCGCACCAACCTGCTGCTGCGGGCGGCCGAGTTCGACAACGCGTCGTGGCCTGGCGCCAACATCACGGTTACGGCCAACGCAGCGTTGGGTCCCGACGGGACGCTGACCGCCGACAAGCTGGCGAAGACGGCGAGCGGAAGCGGGTACAAGGGGCAGGCCTTATTGTTTTCGGCCGCGACGTATGCGTACTCCGTTTGGGCCAAGGCGTCGACATTGGGCAACGAGGTTGCGTTGTTGCTACAGCCGTCGTACGCCGATCGTGTCGCGGCTGTATTCAACCTCGCGACGGGGACCGTGCGCGGCGCGCAGGCGCCGGGCGGCAGCGGGTCGGTCGTAGTCGGGTCGTCGGTCGAGAGCGGTGGCGGTGGGTGGTACCGGTGCACGCTGGTGGCCACCACAGCGGCGGGGTCCGGGTACGTCTACGTCGGCCCGACCGACGGCGCCCAAGCGGTTACCGACCCGTTCGGCGGGTCCATCCTCGCCGACTGCTACCTCTGGGGCGCGCAGGTGGCCACGGGTGCGCTCCAAACCAGTCCGATCCTGACGACCAGCGCCACGGCCACCCGCCTTGCCGACGTGGTGACGCTGGCGCTGGGCAGCTGGTTCAACACTGCCGAGGGCTCGCGCATCCTCCGGGGCCGCACCGCCAAGGGCAGCGGCACGCAGGTGTTCGGCCAGATCGACGACGGCAGCGAGAGCAACCGCGTCCGCATCGTCCGCGACAGCAGCAACGTGATGCGGTGCATCGTGACCGTGGCCGGCGTCGAGGTGGCGAACCTGAACCTGGGCACCGTGGCGAACGACACCGCCTTCGCCGTGGGCTTCAGTTGGGCAGCCAACAGCTTCACGGCCACGCTGAACGGCGGCACGGAGGTGACCGACACCAGCGGCGCCGTACCCAGCGGCCTGACCACGTGGCGCGTGGGGGCCTCGTTCACCGGCGAGCACGCGAACGGCCACATCCTGCGGGACGTGTACTATCCGCGCGCCCTGGCCGCCGCCGTCCTCAAGCAGCGCACCAAGTAGGGAACCTCGACCATGGCCTATCTCCGCCTCCGCTTTGCCGACGAAGACGAAGCCCGTCAGCACCTCGCCGCGTTCGTCGGTCCGGACGGCGCCTGGACCGGCGCCGACACGCTGGTGGTGCTCGGGACGCTGTATGAGCGGCCGACCGTCAACCCGGACGACACGGTGACGCCGGGCGCCGCCAAGCCCGGCTACCACGCCGACCTGATCACCGAGGACCCGGCGCTCATCGCCGCTCTGGAGCCCTACAACGTCTCCCCCGTGGCCAGCCCGGATCACACCATCCTGGGCGCCTGACCGCCGCCCCCGTGCGTTGGCCCGCCCGCGCGGGCTGACGCATCGTCGGCGGCATGAGCAGCCGAAACCACCTCCCGCAGTTCACCCGCAAGACCCCCACCTTCGACCAGAAGGTGAAGCAGGTGGTCGACACCGTGGGCGTTCAGCCGCGCGGCGTGCCGTCGGTGGACCTGACCACCCGCGTCGCGGCCCTGGAAGGCACCGTCTCATCGGGCGGCACCGGCCCCGTCGCGGCCTCGCGCATCACCGGCACCATCTCCATCGCCAACCTGCCGCCCACCGCCCTGGAGCGGCTGGTGATCGTGGCGGACGACGCCGCCCGGCTGGCGCTGACGGCGGGCACCGTGCAGAACGGCGACACGGTGAAGGTCACCACCAGCGGCAAGATGTGGTTCGTGGTGAACGATGCGCTGCTGGGCACCGGATCGGCCGCCAGCGCGTTCGAGGAGTACACCGTGGGCACCGCCGCGTCCGTGCCGTGGGCCGGCATCACGGGCAAGCCCAGCGCCTTCCCACCAGAGGCCCACACCCAGGACTGGAGCACGATCACGGGGCGGCCCAGCACGTTCCCGCCGTCCGCCCACACGCACGCCATGTCGGACATCACCGGCCTGGGCAGCGGGCTTGCGTCGCTGACGGCGGACCAGACGTTCACCGCAGAGAACCGATTCTTCTACACCGGAGCCAACACCGACAAGGTGTGGCTGAGCCGCGTCGATAGCGGCCCGCCCGAGTTGTTCAACGCCTGGAGCTACCGCTCTCCGCTGGCCGTCAGCATGCGCAGCGACGTGGACGTCAGCACGAAGTCCGGCAACACCGACGACGGGATCGCGAAGTTCTACTACGAGGTGCACGGCTCAACACCGGCGGTGTGGAACGGGGACAATACGGCGGTGGCGGCGACGGGCGGCATCTGGCCCGGCGTGCAGATCGACATGCACAAGTACAAGAACTCGTCGGCCCACTGCATCACGGCGAGCGGGGTTCTGCACGAGTGCGACCCCAACAACGGGTATCCAGGATACAACGAGGCCGGCCTATACCAAGGCTCCATGTTCAACGCCGGGTCGTACTACGGGCTGCTGGAAGGTATCGGGCTTCAGATTTACGACACGCACGATCCTCTCGGCGAGGGTTTGGTGGCCTACCGGGCGAACGCGCGTGCCACGGCGATGACTGGTATGGTGCTAAACCTGCACAAATACTCAAGCACCTTCGATCCAGGTAAGTACAACACGAACGGGATCATCATCAACAGCGTCGGCGATTACGCGATACATCGCGGCATCAACCTGTCTGGGGGGATGTACATCGGCGTTGATTTCCGAGAAGGCAACTACCTTACGTCAGCTGTGTTGATGAAGGAAGATCAGAGCATTTACTGGAGTTACAGCGGAGGCGGCAACAAAGACATGTCAATTCGCATGTCTCCCTCTGGGGCTTTGCAGGTTCGCTCGCACGGATTTCATGCCGATGCGTCCCTTAAGGTTCAAGATTACTATGGAGTTACAAAATTTCAAGTCGCTATCATGTCGTCTGACCCAGTATACATGATGTTCGATGGAGCTCTAAAGCAGGTCAGGCAAGGCAATCCGGACAGCGCCGGCACTGGGTGCCGCATTTTGTACGTACCGAACTGATGGAAACCACCATGCAAAAGAGCGCCCGCAACGCCCTCCTCTTCCTCGAACGCATCACGCTCCGCCCGGCGGAGATCGAGCCCTTCATGCAGGCCGCCGGCATGCTGACGGACATCGCCGAGGGTCGGCTGATCGTGCAGCCGCCGGCCCAGCCGGTGCCCGCGTCGGGGGGCGCCGATGACGCTTGACCGCGCCTCCTCCGCCATGGTCGAGCACCAGGGGCAGCCGCTGAGCGACTTCCTGGAGGGCCTGGGCGCGTCTATCCCCACCGGCGCGCTTCTCGACTACGCCGGGGCCGCCGCGCCGTCCGGCTGGCTGCTGTGCGACGGATCGGCGGTGAGCCGCACCACCTACGCCGCCCTGTTCGGCGTGTTGGGCGCCACTTACGGGGCCGGCGACGGCTCCACCACCTTCAACCTGCCGGACCTGCGCGGCCGGGTGACCGCCGGCCGGGACGACATGGGCGGCACCGCGGCCAACCGCCTGACCAGCGCCGGGGGCGTGGTGGGCGCCACCTTGGGCGCGGCGGGCGGCTCGCAGACGCACACGCTCACCACCGCGCAGATGCCGCAGCACAACCACGCCACGTCCGTCAGCAGCCCGACCGGCATCGCCGTGGGCATCCTCGACGTCGTGCAAAACATGACCGGCAGCGGCGTGGGCGCAGTCACCGGCACGTCGGGCCAGCGCTGGCAGTCCGCCGCCCTGACCGATGCCGGCGGCGGTGCGGCGCACCCGAACGTTCAGCCCACCCTCATCGTGACCAAGATCATCAAGACCTGAGAGGCCCCATGAGCGCGCACACCACGATCCCCCCGCAAGCCGTCGAGATGGTGAAGCATTTCGAGGGCTGCTACCTGAACGCCTACCGCTGCCCGGCGGGCGTGTCGACCATCGGCTACGGCCACACGGCCGGCGTCAAGATGGGCGACAGCATTTCCCTGGTGGATGCCGAGATCACGCTGGCGCGCGACCTGACCGAAGCCGCCGCGCAGGTCGACAAGCTGGTGACCGTGCCGCTGAACGACGAGCAGCGCGGCGCCCTGGCGTCCTTCGTCTTCAACCTGGGCGCCGGCAGCCTGAAGGGCTCCACGCTGCTGAAGAAGCTGAACGCGGGCGACATCGAGGGCGCGTCCGGCGAGTTTGGGAAGTGGGTCTACGCCACCGTGAAGGGCAAAAAGCAGGTGCTGCCCGGCCTGGTCAAGCGCCGGGAGGCGGAGCGCTTCATGCTCCTGGGGCTGGACTGGCGGGACGCCGACGCCGTGCGCCCGGCCATGCCCCAGCGCGTGACCACCTCCGAGGCCGCCAAACCCCTCACGCAGTCGGTCACCGTCAAGGCGGCGGTCGGCGGTGTCGCCACGGCGGTGGGCGTGGCTCCCGGCATCGCCACCGGCCTGGGCGAGATGGTCGAGCAGGTCGAGCAGGCGAAGGCCCTGCGCGACGGGCTGGCCGGCCTGCTGCCCAGCAACGTGACCATGGCCGTGGTGGTGGCCCTGCTGCTGGTCACCGTCGGCGCGGTGCTGTGGCGCCGGGTGAAGATGGCGCGGGAGGGGGCGTAGGGGCCACCGGATGGGCGGGCGGCCAAGCACCCGCCCATCCGAAATCGCCTGATATGTTATTGATCTTGCTGCTGCGTGTCGCAGCGATTTTGCGGTGTATCACGGCAGCCTTTCAGCGACCCATCTATTTGATGCGCAAGGCTAATTCGCTCATCATCCAGATTTGCATGGTCTGTACGGTTCATTGAGGAACCGCCTCGGGCACGAGTCATGGTCCGGCCGATCGCCTACAGAAACGGCACTGTTCACCGACTTAACCTTTGCCGTTGCAGCGGATACACACGCATGGAGGGTTTTTCCCTGTTCCGGGCGGGGAAATGACTCGGCGCGGGCTGTATCAATTTCACCGGAACGCCTCGCATGCGCAGCATTTGGCTTGACTACGCTTGATTGCACGGGCGAGATAGATGGCGCTTTCGGGGTAGGCTTGGGGGATTAGCCATGCGGGCGAAGTGGGGTACGGCACTGCTGGTGACGGCGGCCATGATTGGCGCGGCGCAGGGTGCTGCGGCGGCTGAACGCCGGCCGCTGGGCGACCCCAATGATCTGTGGTCCTGGCGCGGCCAACACGCCGTTCAGGCTCCCGCCGTGCAGGAAGCGGCCCCCATGCAGGCGAACGCCCGGCTGACCGACGTGGTGCTGTCCGGCCGCTCCTCCGACCTGCCCCCGGACCTGCAGGTCATCCGCGTCGCCACGGCGCCGGACGCCTCGGCCCGGCCGATGCCCGATCACCAGACCAGCCAGATGATGGCCACGCCGATGCTGCCGGCGGCGGACAACCTGCCGGACGACGTCCGCTCGGGCTGGGGCTGCCTGATCGGCGGCACCGTCGGCACCGGCATCGCCATGGCGGCGAACGCCGAGAACCTGATCAACGTGATCGCCGGCGGCATCGTCGCCCCGGCCAGCCCGGCGGTGCTCGCTATCGGCCTTGCCGGCGTGGTGTTCGGCACCTTCTGCACGCTGGGGCAGGCCGTCACCCCGCTCTACGTCCACTACTTCGTGGACCAGGACGAGAACAAGCCGCCCAAGGAAGTGGCGATGTCCAATACCCGCCCGCCGGCCAACAAGGCGCCGGACGTGGTGGTCAACCTGTCCGGCCGCCGCTGA